AGTTTGAGAGCGATTTGCAATACTGCGTATCCAGGGAAGAGATAGGAATCAAGTCTGATGCTGCTGAGATGAACGTGAAAGCACGGACTGCGAAAATCACAGTGCCGTGTGTTGACCATGATCAAAAGGAAATATTTTATCCTCACGATCAAGTAACTGGGAAAATTACCACGAAACATGGTTGGCCAGAACCCGATCCAACCGATGATTAATCAACCTGAATTTTGGCCTCGTAAGGATTACTGGGCACTTTCAGAAAAGGGAAGATGCCCTATTTGCGGAAGCCGAACCTTAATATTGATCAGGGTAAGATTTGGATCAAAGAGGATAGTCGCTGAAAAATGTAACGGATTTTGTGAATGGAGGTTAGATTTTTATGAATGCGAAAAAAGCGAGAGCGCTGCGTAAACAGGCCGGCTTCGAGCCGCACAAAGAGCGCTGGTACATGCACATGAAGCGCCACGGAAGGACAATCAAGAGCACGCACGTGGCAACGGGTGCCAGGCGGAGGTATCTAGATTTGAAGCGGGCTTATAAAACTTCGTGAGATACGGCCGGATCATCTGGATGAAATTCAATTTATGTTGTAGAAAGGAGTAGATATCAAGATTTAGATCCGGCTGATCAATAAAACCGGTGCTGGTAAATAACTGGATAAGGGTTCGCTTTGCAACCAGCGCCGGAAGGAATCATCTACGGCATCATATTCAGCGATTGACCCACGCTGAGGTGCAACCCATTTTTTTCTTCTCCTTTGAAAAGGGAGCGTCGGTAATTGCAGCCGGCGCTCCCGGAAGGGATTGCAATGTTTAGACGACAAGGTGACAAGCTCGAAGACCTAATTTTTTATTTATTCCTGGTGATCGGAATCGTGACGTTAGGTTTCGCCCTGGTTGATTATGGCTTCTGGTTATGGATGATGCGATAGTTGAGGAATCAGACGGCAAGGCTCATATCGTACGCCTTTCGGGTGTGGCTGTGAAGACCTACAAGACCAGGAAAGAAGCTGAGGCGTACAGACGTGCCGTTATCGAAGAGCCTGAATTGTTTTTGACGATCACTGAATGGGAGCCGAAGGAATTATATCGTTTCGTGGATTTTGAAGAGGATAAGGAACATGATGGATGATGATAGTGACAGGCTGGCGCCGGCAAGAGAGCTGATTGTTGGAGTGTTTTTGGGAATTATTCTGGATGTTTTGCTGGCGTTGCTGGTTATCGCATTGGTGAAGTTTTTCTGATGGGAGAGCAGGATGACACGTGAAGAACTGGAAAACCTGAAATATTCGTTTGAAATTATCCAGATTTATTTGAGTGAAGCTCAGGAAGAGATCGGCAAGGTTGGCTGCACGCATAAGACGAATATTGCCAGGGCGATGATCGAATACAATCGCCTGGTGAATGAGGAGCTGGAGCGTGGAAGATTTGGAGCGTTGAGATAGATATTTTATAATGGCCCCGCATGGTTGCAGTCCGGAAATATTGGTAGATCCTGCAAGGGGCAGCCGCCAAGGGTGAAAAGCCATGATTAAGCCCAAGGCTATAAAACTCTGCTGAAAGCTGAAGGGTTATGAGCCGGTCTTACAGGAAGCCATTCGACAAGATCAAGCTTCACTGGTTCCAGCGATATTACAATCGCAAGGAGCGAAGGAAGGCGAAACGGTTGATCCGTGCTGGAAAATATGAGATTGCAGGCTTCAGGTTGACCAGGCGTGATAGTTGGGATGTGATTGACTATATTTATAATCCTTACAGACATCCAGAGAATGAGAAGCTGCATGAGAAGTTGTCAAGAAAATAAATCAAGGATAAACATTATGGTGCTACCGGCTGTATATGTAGATGTGATCTCGTGTGCAAAATGTGGCGGGACAATTGGGCGTATGGTTGACGTTGAAGACGAAGAGCTGATACAGGTTGGCGGCTTGATCGTGACGGAGATTCACGGGAACTGTGCCCAGTGCGGGGAGGAGTTTCACTATTCGCTCAACCAGCGCCGGCTTGAGCGGTTGTTGTTAAAAAGAAGAAATACCTAAACCAATTATTTATTTCTGTTACGTTTTATATCTTCTCTCAAAACCCAACCCCGTACACGTTCACCGCGATGTTCAATCTCGACAAGACACATAATTGGAGCATAATCAAGAATTTCTCCATTATCATTTGCGGGCTCACAATAAAGGTCATCATAACCTTCGGGTAAGTATAGTGAATCTCCTTCATGCAATGTATCTATTTCTAGACCTTCTTTATAATAATCAGGTACCTCAAAAACAATAGCATAATCAATGGCGATATAATCACCATCCGGGATTTCTTCTTTACTAAAGCAACTAAAAAGACAAAAGATAAATGAAAATAGTATGATGACTAAGGAAATAATCAGACCAACACGTTTCGACATGTTAGCACCTCTTTTCTTTTAGAATTTTAAAGACCTGGAATCGAATTTATGATATCATAGTATTTAAATATAGTCATAATATTTGGGAGTAAATATTCCAAACAAAGGTGGATTTTCCTGGAAGCGTGCTACGGGAATTACAAAAGCAAAACAAAAGATATCAAGAAGTACGGGTGTACCCTGGACTAAAAGCGGTCGTCAACGAAAAGTTGGATCAGCAATGAGTAAAGGTTGTGGGCTTGCCCTATTAACAGGAGTACTTGGAATTATCCTTGTCCTATTTGGATTAAGTAATATAAGAAAATAGCTGTTATTTTTCTATTGAATTCCTGAATCTTCTATGCTACAATAGATTCAGAACAACCGTTCGTTATTTTTTGCGTATATTTATATTTCGTATAGCGATTTATAACGAACCCATATAGTGCAAGCCGGAGTTTGCCGCCCGGACATGTGCATCAGTAAAGATGGTGTCCGTGTCCGGGCATTTTTGTTTAAGTTCAACTAGCGAAAGAGGTTTCTATGTTTGAGATTATCGATTGGGCAGCCGTTAGCTCTGCTTTTTTGTCTGCCAGTGTGTTTGGGATTCCGATCATCCTGCTAGTGATCGGGTTGACCTATGCAGCCGGGGATAAGTTCGGTCTGGAAGGGAAATGGCAATTCGTTGCCGCCCTTGTGATCGGGCTTGTGATTTCCGGCGGCTACCAGGCTGGGGTTGGCGCCTTTGGTTATACCTGGTTTGCATGGTTTTCTTATGCGATCTACGGTCTGTTATCTGGATGGTTTGCGAGCATGTTATATGACACTGTGAAGGACTTGCTCAAAAAGATCGTTGAGAAAATGCTGGGTAATATAAATTATGGCGAAGGCTAAGTAAAGCCTAATCCATGATAGATAAAACATTACTGGACGTATTCCAATCATTCATCTTGCCGGCATTAGGTGCCGTTGGTGGTGTGACTGCGCTTGTGATTTTTTTGTTCTCGAAACCTCAAAGAACGGCAGAAATCAAAAAGACCGAGGCAGAGGCAAGAAAAGCGGATGCAGAAGCAAATCACACAATTAATATCACGGAAGCAACTCTGCATAAGCTGACAAATGATGCTGCTGCCAAGGCGATAGAGGGGCAGAAGTTCTTGATCGATGATCTGCAGGAACGGTTGAGGGATGTGATCCAGGAGCTGGCTTCACTGCGATGTGAGAAGGCTAATCAGGATGAAATAATTAACAAATTAGAAGGCAAACTGGACCGGCTCGAATCGGAAATCGGGCTCAGGGAGGCGAACATAGTGGCCCTCGAAGAAAAGCTGAGCCGCTACGAAGCGGAAAATCAAGAATATCGCAGAGAGAATGAAGTCCTGAAAAAGCAGGTCGAGAGCCAGCGTAAACGGATCAAGGAACTTGAGAACCAGATCCGTGAAATCAAGGCTTACTACCAGGAGCGTGACAATGGGTGACCTGAGCGGAAAGGGCATTTATATCTGGATCATCAAAGACACGGATGACCCGAAGCAGATAGCTGAATCCTGCAAAGATGCAGGGTTGTCGCATGCTGCGATAAAGGTCGCTGATGCTGGATATACCTACAACATATCCAATGCCGTGGGGGACAAGGCGGCCGCCCTGGTCACTGAGCTGCACGCCCGTGGCATTCAGGCGTGGGGCTGGCAGTTCGTTTATGGAAACGCTCCGGAAGCCGAAGCAAATATGGCAATCAAGCGGGCTATAGAGCTGGATTTGGACGGGTTTATTGTCAATGCTGAGAGTGCTTATAAGGGTAAACATGCATCGGCAGAGATTTACATGGATAAGCTGCGAAGGGCATTGAACGGTTATTGTCCGATCGCCTTATCATCCTTCAGGTTCCCTTCGTATCATCAAGAGTTTCCCTGGCAGGAATTCCTGAGCAAGGTTGATATCAACATGCCCCAGGTGTACTGGATGATGGCAACCAACGCTGGCGCTCAGATGGAGCGCTGCTATGCTGAATTCAAACAGCCGCAATACCCACAGGTGCCGATTTTCCCGACGGGAGCCGCCTTCAGTGAGCACGGCTGGCGTGCTTATCCGGACGAAGTGAATGCGTTCATGGATGCAGCCAAGAGGCTTGGTGTGAAGGGATGTAACTTCTGGAATTATGATCATGCCTTTAATCGCTTCCCTGAGCTGTGGGATGCGATCAGCTCATTCAAGTGGGACGGTGCCGGCTATGAGGATGATCCCGTTGATGAGGATGATTTCATGTTTTATGCGATGTGTGAAGCAGAAGCGCTTCGCATCAGAACGGGACCGAGTACAGCCTGGCCGATTGTTGATCATCTGGTGGAGGGTGATGTTGAGCCTGTATATGGGGTCGAGAACGGCTGGTACCGCATAGATAGGGGTTGGGTCGGTGGATCATACATGACAAAGATCGCCCCCCCATCTCCACCCGTGGAGGAGCCAACGATTGAACAGCGACTTGACAGGATCGAAGCCGACCTGGATAAGCTGCTGGCCTTGCACCCGGAGGTTTACGATGCCCTATAAGGCAGCCCGAGCATGCTCCGTACCTGGTTGCCCCAACCTTGTGAGAGGAAGGGATTCGAGGTGCGAGAAGCATCAGAAGGAATATGAGGCCCGGCAGGAGGCAAACCGGGGATCCGCAAGTGACAGGGGCTATGATGCCCGATGGCAGCGGATCAGGGCGAAATTCTTGCGAGACAATCCGTACTGCGAGAAGTGCGGCAAGCCTGCGACAGTTGCACACCATATTATAAGGCGCCGCAATGGTGGCCCCGATAGTCCGAGGAACCTGATGGCGTTATGTGCGAGTTGTCACAGTAGGCTGCATGCTAAAGCAGGACACAACTGGAATAAAAAGGAAGGTTGATCTTATTGAAGAAGGTAGGTAGGGGCGTAAAAATCACCAGGGTTGGTCACTTTGATGACCGTTGCGGCAATCTTGCTCACGCGGCGTCAAAATGGGGGCATGGGGGGAGTTGCGAAAATGGCGGGTAGAAAACCGATTCCGACTGCGATCAAAGAGCTGAAGGGAACAGCAAGGCCCGATCGGGTGTTGAAGAACGAAGCTGAGTTTCCGATACCGGAAAGAATGCTTCGAGTGCCCGATGGATTGAATCAGCATGGCGAAGAGTTATGGCGTGAGCTTGGAAAATTGCTGCTGGATGCTGGTCTATTCTCTTATGGTGACAAGATTGCGCTGGAATTGCTGTGCCAGGCATACGGCCGGATGAAGTATGCCAGCGAAAAAATGAGGGAAGAGGGGGGCGAAGTTCTTGAAGGTGCGAATGGTGGATTGTATCAAAGCCCGTGGCTGAGCATCGTCAACAAGGGATGGGATCAGGTCCGGTCGATGTTGTCTGAGTTCGGGTTGACACCGGCGGAGCGGACTCGTGTCGCTGCCCTGGTTGAGGACAAGTCCGAGGATAGTTTGGCGGCTGAGCTGTTCAAAGCGGTGAAGTCGTTTCAGCAGGAGCGGGAGGCTTCTGAGCAATGATGGGATTCTCGTATCGGCAGTACGCCGAGGATGTTCTGAGTGGTGACCAAATCGCTTGCGAGTGGGTAAATCTCGCCTGCCAGCGATTTGTTGACGACCTGGAAAAGGGAAAGGATCGAGGGCTTTATTTTGACGACGGTGCCGCTCAACAGGTGATTGCCTTTTTTGCGCTGCTGAAACAATCGAAGGGTGAATGGGCTGGTCAACATCTGATTTTGGAGCCCTGGCAGCAGTTTATCGTTGCGAATCTGTTCGGATGGAAGAAAAAGGTGTCTGGATTGCGGCGGTTTCGTAATTCTTATATCGAAGTTGCCCGTAAAAACGGAAAATCGACGCTTGGTGCTGGCTTGGGGCTTTATTTGCTGGTTGCGGACGGAGAGCCTGGTGCAGAAGTTTATTCGGCTGCAACCAAACGTGACCAGGCAAGGATCATCCACAGTGAAGCCACGCGAATGGCGAAAAGCTCGCCTTCGATCAGGAATAAGGTCGCAATTGTGCGGGACAACATCTATATCCTGGATACGGCTTCAAAATACGAACCGTTGTCCTCTGATTATGACTCGATGGACGGTTTGAACCTGCACGGCGGGATCATCGACGAGCTGCACGCTCATAAGACACGCGAGGTTTACGACGTTCTTGACACTGCCACGGGATCCAGACGGCAGCCGCTTATTTTTACGATCACGACATCCGGCTATAACCGAGAGTCGATCTGCTGGGAGCATCACGAATATACCAAAAAGGTGCTTTCAGGCGTTCTTGAAGACGATGCCTGGTTTGGCATGATCTACACCCTGGATAGAAAAGAGGGACAGGATAAGGACGAAGAAGGCGATCCGTGGGAAAACGAGAAAGTTTGGGTGAAGGCTAATCCTAATCTTGGCGTTTCAAAGAAGTGGGATGATATGCGGCGAAAGGCAACCCAGGCAAAAGAGATGCCGTCGGCGCTGAATGCCTTCTTGCGGAAAGAGCTGGATATCTGGACCCAGGCTGAAACAAAGTGGATCCCGAGAGAACACTGGGATTCATGCGGAATTTCTGTTGATCCACTTGGTTTGAAGGGGCGAATCGCTTACGGCGGTCTGGACCTTTCAAATACGTCGGATATTTGCGCTTTGCTGTACGTTTTCCCGCCAAACACTGATGAGGATCGCTACCAGGTGATCAGACGGTTTTTCATTCCGGAGTATGCCATGCATGAGCGGACACGTAAAGACAGGGTGCCGTATGAAGCATGGGTACGGCAAGGGCACATCATTGCTACGCCGGGGAATGTGATCGATTATGACTTTATTATTGAGCAGATCGACCAGGACATGCAGATGTATGACATCCGCGAACTGGCATTTGACCCGTGGGGATCGGCGATGATCCAGACGAAGCTGATGGAATTGGGCGGTGATGACTTCATGGTGCAATTCCGACAGGGTTATAAGTCGATGTCCCCTGCGATGAAGGAACTGGAGCGGTTGATCCTGGAGCATAAGATCGCACACGGGAACGATCCGGTATTGAACTGGATGGCGGACAATCTGGTGGTTAGAGAAGACCCTGCTGGCAATATCAAGCCTGACAGGGAGCGATCGACGGAAAAGATTGACGGCATGGTCGCGTTGATCATGGCGCTGGACCGGTGCACACGGCATGAGGAACCGCCGCAATCAGTGTATGAATCTCGTGGATTGGAGACGGTGTAATGCGATTTCGATTATGGCGCCGAGAAGTGATCGTCACGAAAAAAAGCGATAAACAATCCGTGAAGGGTATTTTGTGGTCACGGTTATTTGGCGTGTGGGTGCTGAAACAGGCATTCATCGAAAACGACCAGGGGAAGCTGATTCGTGTTGATGGGGAGGTTATCGTGTTGAAAGAAAACATTGACTTTGTGCAGGTGCTGCCATGAGCGTAATTGTATCAGAACGTACCCTGGTGAATATGGAAGCTGGCTGGTGGCCAACATCCACAAGCGGCAGTATCTCGCTGTATAACGGTTTCACGCAAGATTACTCGACGCTTTACAAAGAGCAGCCGAACGTGCGAACCTGCGTTGATTTTCTTGCCAGAAACATCGCTCAGCTTGGGCTGCATACCTACCGGCAGGACGCTGACAGAGGACGGATACGCTTACGGGATCACCCAATCGCATTGCTTCTCGGACGTCCGCTGCCAAACAAGATGAAATTCACACGCTACCGGATGATCGAATCAATAATGAGCGATCTTGGCATTTACGGGAATGCGTTTTTGAAAAAGGAAATCAACAGCGACGGCGTTCTGGAAGGGCTGGTCAGGCTGCCGCCGATTTATGTGTCGGTCAAAGGAAGCCTGTATCCAAGCGAATACACGCTTAATTTCAACTCTGGCAATCCAAGCACTTACGCTGCCGATGAAATCATTCATTTTCGGTCTTATAACTCTGAAAGTGCCGTAAAGGGATTATCGCCATTGGAGACGCTAAGACGTACGCTTGCGGAAGAGCATGCGGCTGCCTTATATCGTGAGAAATACTGGCAGAACTCAGCCAGGATGAACGGCGTTATCAACCGTCCGGCTAATTCACCTGTTTGGAGCGATATTGCCAGGCAGCGTTTCAAAAAAGAGTGGCAGGCGTTGTATTCTGGTGTTGAGAACAGCGGGAAGACGGCAATCCTGGAAGACGGGATGGAATTCAAAAGTATTTCATTCAACCCGAAGGACAGTGAATACCTGGAAGGGCGAAAGCTGACACGGGAAGAATGTGCGAGAGCCTATCACATCCCACCACCACTGGTAGGGATTCTGGATCATGCAACGTATTCCAACATTGAGAGCCAGCATAAGAGCCTGTATACCGATGTGCTGGGTCCGTGGCTGGCGATGATCGAAGAAGATCTGCAATTGCAACTTCTGAAAGATTTTGACGATACGGAAGGCGTTTACCTGGAATTCAACATCCAGGAGAAGATGACAGGTGATTTTGAGACACAGATCCGATCGCTGCAATCTGCAACGGGTACAGCGTACATGACAGTCAATGAGGCACGGTCGATCATGAACCTGCCGAAGATCGAAGGTGCTGATGAGCTGATCGTGCCGCTGAATGTGCTGGTTGGCGGTCAGGCAAGCCCGACGGATAGCGCTCCGAAGGATGGAGACGTGGAAAAGAAGATTGCTTCGCAAGCTCGCAATGACAACATCAAAGAAATAGAGTCGTTCGATATGCGATTTCCAGCGTTGAAGGATATCTACGACGAGAAATGGCGTTCGCTGCTGGTGAAGACGTTTGAGCGTCAACAGAATGCGATCTTACCGCAGATAGGAAAAGGAAAGATTGCTTCGCAGGCTCGCAATGACAACATAAAAGATATCGATGCTATCTGGGATGTCGATCGCTGGAATAACGAGGTTACTGCGGATTTTACGCCGTTGAGCATGCAAACAGCGCTGGCATGGGCTCAAACCCTCGGCAAAGCGTTGGGCGTGGTTATCACAGAAGAGACGATGCAGAAATACATCGATGAAAATGCCCGCATTGCCGCCGAGTACATGAATGAGAGCACACGGCTGCAAATTGAAGAGGCATTGACACAGGAAGACCCGAAGTCGGCTGTGCAGCGTGTGTTTCAGGGTTTGCTGGCCGTGACGGTGGCAAGGTTTGCGATCGGACGGGTGACCAGCCTTTCAAATTACGGTGCTTACAAGGCAGCGGTGAAGGGAAGGATCACGACAAAGACCTGGGTGGTGAATTCGACCAACCCACGAGACAGCCACTCTTCGATGAACGGGGAGACTGTTGGCATTTATGAAAGATTTTCGAATGGGATGCGCTGGCCTGGTGATTATGAAGGCAGCGCAGCAGAGACGGTGAACTGTGAATGCAGTTTGAGATACAACAGGGAAACTGAATGAAAGAGAGATTGCTTCGCAAGCTCGCAATACCCTAGCGGGCACAAGTGACAAAGAGAGGTTCGGATGTATAAAAAAGTATTTCGACCAACAATCGAATTCAAAGAGGGTGACGACGAGCAAGGTTCGTTCCGTGCGATTTTTGCCACCTTCAATGTGATCGACCTTGACAGGGATGTAACGCTCCCCGGTGCTTTTGAGGTCGGCCAGAAGGTGCGGATCGCCTACTGGGGGCATCGCTGGCACGATCTGCCGGTTGGTAGGGGTGTGCTTGGCGCAGATGAAGAGAAAGCATGGGTTGACGGGAAATTCTTCCTGGACACACAGGCAGGTCTTGAAACCTACAAAACGGTCAAGAATCTGGCGGAGCTGCAGGAATGGAGCTACGGGTTTGACATCGAGAAGACCTCAGAAGGCGAGTTTGAGGATCAGCAAGTGCGATTTCTCGAGAAAATGAAGGTGCACGAAGTATCGCCGGTGCTTTTGGGCGCTGGCATTGGCACGATGACCACGGACATCAAGAGCGCCAAGGAAGACGAGATTGCTTCGCAAGCTCGCAACGACATAAATGGTACAGCGTCGGAAGATGCTGATCAGAATCCTGACGAAACAAACGAATCAGAGGCTGGAGATCCCAGTAATGAGAGCGGCGTGAGTCCGGAAACAATATTAACCTATTTAGATTTAGAACTTTTGGAGGATTAACATGCCCAAGACACTTTTAGAAAAACGAACTGCATTATTGCAGGAAGCAAAAGCTATCACTGAGCTTGCAATCAGTGAAGACCGGAACCTGACCGACGAGGAAAAGGCGAAGGTTTCCGAAAAACTCACCCAGGCAAAGAAACACAAAGACGACCACGAGATGGTTGAGCGTATTTCTTCAGAGCTTGAAGCCAAAGCGGCTGAGGGTGAGCAAAAGACCAGGAAGATGGCAGGCGGTTCTATTGGCGATCAATTCGTCAAACATGATGCCTTCCAATCCTGGCTGAAACAGATCGCTCCTAATGGGCGAATCCCTGACAGCATGAAAGGGATCAACTCTCCTGCGGTTGAGATCGAAGGCTTGAACATCAAAACCCTGGTGACCGGTGCAGGTGCCACCAGCGGCGGTGCTTTCATCGTTGCTGAGGACACCGGCATTTATGAGCCTCTCGGACGTTACCCAACTTCTGTTCTTGACCTGGTATCACGACGCCAGACAACCACAGATGCGGTGGAATTCGTCCGCCAGACAGCCCAGGTGACACAAGCCACGGCTGTTGAGGAAGCTACTGCAACAGCCACAGGCGGCGATAAGCCCGAAGGTGCAACAACCTTCGCCCGTGTGACATCCAACGTACAAACCGTTGCGGTGTGGGTGCCTGCCACAAAGATGGCGCTCTCGGACGCTTCACAGCTCCGTGGGATCATCGACCAGGAAATCCGTGATGACTTGCTGGAAGAACTTGACCGCTTGATCTTGAATGGTGACGGCGCTGACGGTGAATTCACCGGCATCTACAACACCTCCAACGTCCTCGGACAGGCTTACTCCACGAGCATTTTGGAAACCTGCCGGAAGGCAATCACGAACCTGCGCACGAACGGCAAGGTGTCCCCAACAGCATGGGTGATGCATCCCAACAACTGGGAAGACATCGACCTGCTGAAGGACGATTACGGTCGTTACCATCGCGGCGGCCCATTCGCAGCCGGACCCAACACCCTTTGGGGTGTGCCTGTGATCGAGAGCTTCAACGCTGTTGAAGATACACCGATCCTCGGCAACTGGAACAAGGCTGTTTTGTGGGATCGTGAACAGACCACGATCAGCGTGAGCGATTCTCACGATGACTTCTTCATCCGTAACATGGTTGCAATCCTCGGAGAGCTCCGTGCCGCATTCGGCGTGTTGAAGCCCACCGCCTTTGTTGAGGTTTCACTGGCGGCAAGCTAATAGCAAAAAGCTAAAGGCTGAAAGCTGAAAGTAAAGACGGGGGACGGGGAGATATCTCCGTTCCCCGACAAAAAGGATTGGACACTGCTGCATGGATGAGATATTAAGAAAAGTGAAGGGTGTACACGGTTTGATGACCGTTGACGAGCTTGCCCTGCTTTGCAGGATGGCTCGATCTGCTGAGAGCATCGCTGAGCTTGGCTGCTATAAGGGGCGGTCTCTGATTGCGATGGGATTGTCTAATCCGAAAGCCAAACTGTACGGGATTGACTGGTTTGGGGATATGAGCCATCGAGGTTATAAGGGATCGACGCTTGAAGAGACACAGGCTAACCTGAAAAGCAAAGGGGTGCAGGCTGAATTTTACATCGGCACCACGGACGAGGTTGCCAGTGATTTTGAGCATGAGATCGACCTGCTGCACATTGACGCCGGTCACAGCTATGAAGAGTGTTTGAACGATTTGAACAATTACACGCCGAAGGTCCGACCAGGCGGCGCTGTATGCATCCATGATTACGGTCCGGCAAGAAAAGAAGCGTTGGACCGTCCAGAAGTGAAAGAAGCAGTGGATGACTGGCATAAAGCCAACCCTGACTGGATTGAGGTTGAGCGAGCCGGAACGATGATCGCTTTTCGCCATACAATCGCCCAGGAAGGCGTTCTGTACGTCGCTTATGGTGAAAAAGCCGTTCTGAACGTGGAAAAATCCATTGAAACTTTAACAGAGCGCATTACAGACAAGCCTATAGCGGTCATAACGGACGCTAAGCAGGTCAAAGGGGCGGATATACTGATCAGGCACGTGGATATGGATCGCGGCGCCCGAAATATCAAAACGAGGATGTATTCATTATCACCTTTTTATAAGACGCTTTATCTGGATGCTGACACAGAAGTATTGAGTGATCCCCAGCATGGGTTTGACCTTTTGGATAATGTTGACCTGGTGATGGGGCAGGACACGGTGAGAATTTTCAACCGCAACCGTCACCCACGGATGATCAAAGAAGAGATGACCAAAACAAAGCGGGAGACAGGCGGCGGGGAATACTGCTATTACAACACAGGCGTGATGTATTTCACCCGTAAGGATCGAGTGAAAAGGTTGATGCAATCGTGGCACCAGGAATGGCAGCGATGGGGCAAACAGGATCAGCCAGCGTTTTTCAGGGCGATGGGTAAGTACCCTGTACGGCTGGCATCGATGCGGCAATCCTGGAACACACATAGGATCAAAGACGCACAATTTGTTTACCACGCCCACAGGCGATGCAGCAGAGAGGGAGCGCCAAAATGACCATAGAACGTGAAGCGACCAATGCTGCAAAACTCGCAATGAGCATCCCTGGGCAGATGCATGAGGCAGAATTGGCATTTTTGTATAAGTTAGCCAGGCAGAAGGGGCCGCTGGTCGAGATCGGCTGCTTACATGGACGGTCAACGGCTGTATTGATGCAAGCGGCTAAAGTGTTTGGTGCTAATGTGGCAAGCGTGGATCCATTTTTGCAGACGCCAAACACGATGATCCCAAGTGCGAGATTATGGCGATCGAACCTGGAAAAAGCAGGATTGGAAGCACCGGAATTGTTTGAATTAATGAGCCATGATGCGGCACCGTTTTATGAAGATGAAATCGGGATGCTATTCGTGGACGGCGGTCACAGCTATGAAACCGTGAAAGAGGACATCGCTGACTGGACGCCGAAGATCAAGGGAAATGGCATTATTTGTTTTCATGATATGTTCCAACCGTCCATCCCGGGCGTGGCAAAGGCGGTCACGGAGTGGTGGCTGGACCCTGAGAACTGGTCAGGGTCGGTAACGAGATGGCGCCTGATCGACCAGGTGGATTATTTGATCGCTTTTCGGAGGATGGCATGACAGACAGCGGCGTGATTTATATCGCCTGGGGCGATAATGCAATTGAGCAGGCAAAACAATCGATCTATTCTCTAAGACGCTTCCTGCCTACAATACCCGTATTGATTGTTGGGGATGAAGCCGCTGTGAAGGCGTTCGAGGATGATGAGACGGTCTATACACACCTATGTGAGGTGGATCCGTTTACACCCGATCGCAAGAAGGGATTTCGTTTTTCGGCTGGTCGGATCAAGCCGCTGCTGGCAAAAATCAGCCCGTTTGAAAGGTCGCTGTACGTGGACTGCGACACTTATTTTCAGCGGCCGCCGACGGAAGGGTTTCGGCTGCTGGATAAGTGGGATGCGGCACTTGCTGAAACAGAGACACGATCGCTGGATGAAGGGATTGCTGATCCACGGGAGTGCATTGAAACTGCGAAAAACATGGGGACGGGCTTGCTGCTGTATCACAACAGCGGGATGATCTTCTGGCGAAAGAATGAGAGAACAAAGGAATTATTTGACTTATGGTCAGAAGAATGGGAACGATACCAGGGATGGGATGAACAGGTTGCCCTGCTGCGCGCTCTACTGCGGTCAGAGGCTGTTTACCTGACACTGCCGCACACCTGGAACACATCCGCTTTGTCGAAGTGCTACATGCTGTATCACTGGTTTGGTGCAGGGGACGCGCGGATCGATATGAAGCAGCGCACACGGCAGTATGAAAAGCAGGCGGCAAAACAGTCACGGCTGCCGATGATAAGAATTGAATTAGCTCCCGGGCAGTTTGTGAAATGCCGCCCGGAAGATGAACAAAAAATAAGAGAACGTTATGGTTTACAAGGTGAAATACCTAAAGGAAAGGTTGACATGAACAATAAAGATAACCCACTGGTGAAGGTTTTTTCTCGTCCAGGGCAGTATGCGAAGATGCGGTTGAAAGATGCCCAGGAACTTGGGCTGGAATACACGCATGAGAAAGGCAGAGCGCCACAGGGGAACAAGATGCGGCTGCCTGGAGAGAACAAGGAAGCGGTGCCGGTTGAGCAGTTTGAAGATTTTACGGCGATTTCCGGCGTCGGAAAGGCAACGGATGAGAAGCTGCACGAGCAAGGGGTGCACACGTTTGAAGATCTGTTGGCTGCTGATGTGAGTTTTTTGCCTGGAACAGCGCAAAGTGCGATCGAGGCGTGGAAGGCAGAATTATGAAATGACCGGGGATAGGGGATAGTTGCCCCGCTCCGGTCGCTGATGCTCCCTTCGGGGGCTTCGGTTCACAAAGGAGGTGAACCTCGTGGCTGATTTTTGCACGGTACAAGAAGTTGAAGAGTTACTGAATCTGTCGATCATGGATGATGCTGACAACCGGGCATCGTGTGAGCGTGCGATTAGTGCTGTGACTGAGGCAATCAAGAATTACTGCCAGCAGGAAATTGAGCTGGTGGAAGATGATGAAATCACGCTGGATAGCGACGGCGGGGATATGCTGTTTTTGCCAGAGCTGCCAGTGGTGTCGGTTGCCAGCGTTGTTGAGGATGACGAAACCCTGACAGTGACGGACGATTACATATTGGGGCAGTACGGCATCCTTCACAGGGTTGGGCAGGACTGGCTGAGCGGCGTGCAGAAAATCACAGTTACCTATACCCACGGTTATGCAACCATCCCTGCGGACATTGCGGACGTTGCGACACGGTCGGCTGCGAGGGTGTACCAGGCGGGATTGAGAGCCAAAGAGCATGATGGAATCACAGGGGTGGCTGCATTGAGCCTTGGTGATTACTCGGTTAGCTATGGATCAGAGCACAGCGGCGGCGTGGGTGAAGGCGTGATGGGGGCGTCTGCTGCACGGGTGCTGCTGTTGAGTGAAAAAGACATTCTCGATCGTTATCGCTACATAAGGCAGTAATGAAATGATTGGATCATTGTTTAACAATATTTTCACGATTGAACGCCGGACCCGGACAAGCGACGGTCAGGGCGGTTTTACGATTGGCTATTCTTCACTTGGTACTGCCGAAGGAAGGATTCGACCAGCTTCTACGCAAGAGCGTGAATTGGCTGCTCAGGAAGGGCGTGATGTCTCGCATGTGCTGTATGTGTTAGCGGATGAGGATATCGCCAGGGGTGATCGTGTGACCACAGGCACGCTGGTCGTTGAAGTTTTGGGCATACGGGAACCTTCAGAGGCGGGCCATCATTATGAGGTGGATTGTTTGGAGAGACAGGTGGAATCTACAACATGAATAACGTCGAATTTACCAAATGGAATAAGGACAAGGTCATAGAGAATGTGGTTGACCAGCTTATGGGGCATGCTCCTGCGACTGCAAAGTTCATCGAGGATGATGCCAGGCGTCGGCTGGATGCGATCACCACGCCGGACACAGCACGAGACAAGAACTATCGCTGGTATTTGTCGAAGTATATCCTTACGCATGCGATTGAGCGGACAGACAAAAAATCCTTTGTGATAGCGGTTGGGATGAAGATCGGAAAGGACGGACAGCGCCGCCACGGCTTTTATATTGAGACAGGGTCATCAACTGCCCCTGCACACCCGTTTTTGCGCCCTGCAGTCCTCCAGAACGCCAGGGACATTATCCAGCTATTACTGGGAGCAGGCAATTAAATTAATTTAGGAGGCTTAACATGAATGGAACAACTGTTATCTTGCTAGTGAACACAGGAACACCAACTATACCGATTTATACTGCTGTTGGTTCACAAAGAGATGTAAGCTTTGAGGAGTCTACAGCAGAGATTGACTTGTCCAGCAAAAATGCACGTGAACAGACGGTTGGCGCGGGTCGCTACTCGGCAAACTTGACACTCGATAATCTTTATGTCGAGTCCGATGCAGGTTACGAGGCATTAAAGGATGCAATGCGTAACGAGGAGCTGATCCTTGTCGCAAAGCAGGTTGACGATGTGACGACCGAGACAGCCAACGCACTGGTTACCAGTCTTTCTGAGCGCAATCCAGACCAAGGAGAGGCCACGGTGACTTGCTCTCTCACTATAAATGATGGCTGGACAGAAGAGGCAGAGACTGCCATCGTGTATGGTGTGTCCTGGGACTTGAGCGATTCACCTACGTTGACCCGCACAGACGACTCTGTGGGTTTTACGGCAGAAGCAGGTGTAGACGGCTCTGTTGTAACAAATGACTTTGACACAGCGGAAATTTACAAGGACATCATTGAGGTAGAAGATGTTCTTGGTAATGCATTCGTCAGAATACCAAAATTCTACATCAAAAAGACAAAGAGTGCAGTTACCAGAACCTGGCAGATCTCGAACGTGCAGGGAGCGGGCTATTATTTGCCCGCTTGTTTCTATGATTACGAAAACGAAGAGGAGCTTCCCTACATCTACGTTGGTAAACATCTGGGCTACGTGGATGCCGGTGTGCTGCAGTCTATTCCTGATGTCTACCCAACAGTCAATACAAACATCGTAGATTTCCGTACCGCCGCAGAAGCCAACAATACTGGGGGGCTGTTGGGGTATCAACAGATGGACATCCATACTTACGATGCACTGACGACGCTCTTCTATATCGAGTTTGCAACGCTCAATTCTCAGAGCATTATGAGAGGTTATGCGGATGGTCGATACACAGATACCGACCTGTTGACCGCAGACACAAGCCCTGCTGGAAACACATTGGTCGTTTCAAATGCAGTGGGCGCCAATTACAAAGTGGGTCAGGCGATATCTGTAGGCACTACCCTGGGCGGCAACCAGCGTTTTTATGGGAGAACAATTACAGCGATTGATGCAGATACACCATCCTCCGGAAGTACAACCATTACGTTCGATGGCGATGCGGTTGAGTTATTTATTGGCGATATTCTTTACAACACCGCCATGAAAACGGGCTTCAGTTCTAAGGTTGCGGCTTCCAGCGGTAGCATATCAAGCAATTCTGACGGGAAACACTCGTTTAGCTACCGAGGCATCGAAAGTTTGTACGGGGACATCTTCCAGTTTGTGGATGGGGTCAATATTAACGATTTAAGAGCCTGGATATGCAGGGACGCTAATGATTACGCCAGCAACCTGTTTGCCTCGCCATACGAAGAGTTGTCGTATATTAATGGAAACGCCGACGGTTATATAAGCGAAATGGGGTTTGATTCCGATAACCCGTTTGCGGCGTTCCCAACATCAATTATAGGAGGCGAAAATAATAAGTATTACAGCGATTACTACTATCAAGCCACCGGGCAGAGAGTTGCCCGGGTTGGCGGGATCTGGGGCATCGGGTCGAGCGCTGGCTTGTCGAGCTGGTACTTGAACCGCACTTCGTCGAACGCGAGCGTGTACATCGGGGCGCGGCTTCTTAAAAAAGCTCTTTAGTAGGGGGGACGGGGGGATCACCCCCAGTTAGGAATGTTTAGGGATATGGAGTGCGTGCTTGCCCAGGTTGGCGGGAACTGGAACAACGGGTCGAACGCTGGCTTGTCGAACTGGAACTTGAACAACACTTCGTCGAACACGAACGTGAACATCGGGGCGCTGACTCTTATTAGAAAGATAGACATGAAATTATCAGCACTTCATATTCCTCACCACTTGGTGAAAATTAGGCCGACAGAGCAGGGTTTAGTAGGTTTACTCTCGAAACACCCTGAGGCTAATAAGAAGGTTGAAAGATGAAAAGAGAAGGATATATTTACGAAAAAATATGCGACACAGAAAACGTAAAGACGGCCATCTATAAGGCCTCTCTTGGAAAACGCCATAAACATTTTGTGGCTAAAACACTGGGAAACGCAGATTTGTACGCTGAGAATATTTCTGAAATGCTCATTAACAAATCATATAATCCCAGCCCATATAAAACCAGGAAGATCTACGACGGCGCAAATAAAAAGGAGCGATTGATACACATTCCGAAATTTTATCCGGATCAGGTCATTCACTGGGCATTGATGCTGCAGATCGAGAAGATCATTATGCGAGGCATGTATAGATATTCGTGCGGCAGTATACCAGGAAGGGGTACGAGCTTTGGGCAAAAGGCGCTTCGTAGATGGCTGGATAATGACTATAGAGGAACAAAGTATTGTTTGAAGATGGATATTACGAAATTCTACCCATCGATCGATAAAGAGATATTGAAAGATATGTTTCGGAGAAAGATAAAGGATGGTGATTGCCTTTGGTTGATCGACACGATTGTAGAGAGCTCTGACAAGGGGCTTCCTATCGGAAACTATACAAGCCAGTGGTTTTCTAATTTTTTTCTGGAAGGACTTGATCACTTTATAAAAGAACAGCTTGGAATCAGGTATTACATACGGTATGTAGACGATCTCGTCTTACTTGGAGGCAACAAGAGAAAACTCCATGCTGCCAGACAGAGGATCCGGGAATATCTAGACAGTATCAATCTTACCCTGAAAGGCAACTGGCAGGTGTTTATGGTCGACAAAAGGGGCATTGACTTTCTCGGTTTTAGGTTTTTTAGAGATAAAACCATCCTCAGAAAACGGAATGCATTGAGAATCAGAAGAAGGGTAAAGAAAATTGCAAGTAAGCCACATCTGTCCTATAGAGACGCCTGCGCAATAGTATCTTATTGGGGGTGGATCAAAAGAAGCGACAGTTTTAATTTTTACAACAAACATATCAAGCCATTAGTAAGCGTAGGTTATGCAAAAGAAAGGATAGGTGACTATGCCAAAAATAATTTATGATGAGATTCCAGAATTTGGCCAATTTGTCGAGTACATCATCCAGGCGGACCCGACTATAGAGGTCGGCAAAAAATTCTACGGGGTCAAAATCAAAAGAGTTTCACTCAGCGAATTGATTGGCGATGACGAAACGGAAAGCATAGAGCAGGTTCTTGATACGCTATCAAAGGATTACGAAAAGGTATCCAGACTGCGAGAAATATCTGGAATGTTTGAATCTGAGGCGGATAAAGTGAAGGTTAGGCTGCAAAAGAAATTCCACTCTGATGTGGCTGACTATGCCATGCAAGACTTAAACCCGGCCTCCGTTGTAAACAAGCTGAAGGAGGTTGTCTCCTATCCCGAGTGGGCAGCGCAGGTTTTTGTCGAGGTCGGCGACATCTACATGTACGACAAGAATCTCTACGAGGTTATTCAAGCACATACGACGCAATCCGACTGGACGCCGCCCGTTACAAGGTCGTTGTGGAAGCGGTTTTATGAGCCAAGCGACGATCCCTGGCCGTGGGTACAGCCAACGGGTGCACATGACGCCTACCCTCTTGGTGCTAGAGTTGAGTACAACGGAAACATTTACGAATCAACAATTGATGCCAATGTTTGGGCGCCGGATGTGACGGGTTGGAAAAATCTAACCGCGGGAGAAAGCGATGTGTGGGAGGATGGGGTTTCTTACAGTGTGGGCGACGAGGTGACACACAATGAAAAACATTACAGATGCTTGCAGGCGCACACGGCCCAGGTGGGCTGGGAACCCCCAAATACACCTGCTTTATGGGAAGCAATCTAAATTGGAGTGTCACAGATGTTCTTGAAAGCGATTCGTGCAAAATTATCAGGGGATGCCACGTTGACGGCTATGCTTTCGACGTATAAAGGCGAACCCGCTATTTTTACGGTTGATCCGGCGCCGGAAGGGGCATCGCTGCCTTACATTGTGATAAGCCCGATTCTCGACCAGGCGCCGTTTGATACAAAGACCACTCGCGGGAGAAATGCGAGGGTTGACGTCCGATGTTATACGGGAGCGACAGGCAGCTCTGTTGACATCGAAGCGATTAGCGAGCGTGTTCGCACGCTCCTACACCGCGTGGAGCTCGCGATTGACGACCATGCCTGGATGTGGTCGTTGTGTTTTGGCCCGATCTCTGCTGATGAAGCGGATGCATATGGGCGGATCATCACATTGCAAGTGGTGGCGGAGACCAGCGCCTGATGGCGCTTGGCACTGCGCTGATGTGGCTTTTGGCCGCTCAGCTTGCAATGACAATATTTATTTAGGAGGTTTTACTCATGAATGGAACTGATGTACTTTTGCTGGTGAATACCGGCACACCCGGCGTCCCATCTTATACGGCCGTTGGCTCGCAGCGGGACGTGACTTTCGAGGAAAGCACCGCTGAGATCGATGTTTCCAACAAGTCAGCACGAGAACAGGCGGTCATTGCCGGACGTTATTCGGCTGGAGTGACCCTGGATCATCTGTATGTCTCATCCGACGCAGGATACGAGGCACTGAAAGACGCCATGCGAAATGGCATACTGATCCTGGTTGCCAAACAGATCGACGATGTAACCATCGAAACAGCCGACGCACTGGTGACAAGCCTTTCAGAGCGCTACCCCGACCAGGGTGAAGCTACGGTCTCATGTTCGCTGACAATCAGCGGCGGATGGACTAAGGAGACCAGCTAATGGCGATGCTGGGTGCTCGGAAAGAAGCGATCCTGGAAGCGAAGGACGCTGAGGGGAACGTCGTCGAAACCTATAAAGCGTTGTTCACAATCCGTGCTTTGGCGGATGCTGAGACACGGATGGGAAAAAGCGTCGGCATGGCGGTCCGTGGCTTTGCTACCGGACAATCAGGCGTGCGGGAAATGGCGCTGCTGCTTCAGGCTGGATTAGAAGCTGAAAGGCGTGCGACTAAATCAGAAGGCGGCCCGATCAGTTATGATGACGCCTGTGATGTGATCGAGATGGTTGGTATCACACCGACTGCGGATGCGATCGGCCCTGCTGTGACGTCTGTGCTCTCTTACGGGATGCCGAAAGAGGAGTCCGAAGAAAAAAACGCATAAACCAGGAGCACAAAAAGAAGGATCCACGTAATAAGTGGGATGTGCTCCTGGATGAAGCGCTCAAAGCAGGTATCAGCGCACTCGAATACTGGGATATGACGCCCTGGGAGGTAAACGCTACCATCCATGCGACAAACTGGCGCCTTGATTATGAACATAAAGAACGCGCCTGGCTGGCATGGCATACGGCTGCGCTTATAAAGACCAGGCAAATGCCACCGTTGAAGGATTTAACTGCCAAACCGAAATCGCGGCTATTAAGCGAAAAGGAAGCAAAGGAGCATAAAAACTTTCACAAGAAAGCAGTTGACGCACTGCCAGAACGCTTTAAAAAGAAATTGTCGGATAAAGGGGATTGATACCCCACTCCGGTCGCTGACGCTCCCTTCGGGGGCTTCGGTTCACAAAAGAGGAGAACTTCGTGGCTGAATCACTTGGAAATTTAGGGGAAGCAAAAGTTGCCATCCGCGTCGATTGGGAAAAGCTCGACGGGGACATCGACCAGTCTAAAAAGAAAATAGCCACTGCCTTTGAAAAATCCGGCAAGTTGATGCGGAACGTCGGGGCAGCGATGACGGCTGGATTGACGGCACCGCTGGTGGGCTTGATCGGGGTGTCCACTAAGGCGGCATCCCGTGTGAACGAGCTGGAATCGGTGAACATGCTGCTGGGAAAGAGCGCCGGTTATTCTGAGGCGTTCATCAAACAGCAGACCGACACCGTGCAGGGCATGGGTATTGAAGCCGCTGCCAGCCGAGAGATCGTTGCTGATTTTATTAAAGCAGAGCTGGACCTTGCGGACGCTTCTAAGGTTGCCCGTGTGGCTCAGGATGCGGCTGTTATTGCCGGACAGAACAGCACGGAAACAACCAAGACGCTGACACAGGCGATCATCACCGGACGGACGGAATTGTTCAAATCGGCTGGCATGATCATCGACCTGAATGGTGCTTACGAGGAATATGCAGCAATGACCGGACGGTCAGCGGATTCGCTCTCGGAGCAGGAAAAGATACAGGCAAGGGTCAATGCAACGATGGCATACGGGGAGCGGATTGCAGGGGCTTACGCCAAGGCTATGGAAGACCCTGGCAAGGTGCTGCGATCGTACCCACGGTATTTGAACGATGTGGCTGTGGCATTTGGCCAGAACTTTATACCGGCGTTCAAAGAAGCGATCTTTGCAGGAAAGGATTTGTTGAGCTGGTTGAAAGATGCTGTGAGCGAAGGGGGAGCGCTGGAGCCTGTGATCCAGAAGTGGGGAGAGCTCTTTGCGGATGCAGCGAAGTTTATAAGGGACATGGTTGAGCGACTGGATGAACTGGATCCAAAGACGGTTCAAATGATTGCTGACATGATCGCCTTTGGTGCAGCAATGGGGCCTGTTTTACTGGTTGGTGGTCAACTCGTGAAGTGGGGCGGTACTGCAATATCCGTTGTTTCTAAAGTCGGAAGTGCCTTTGGCGTTACTGGTGCTATGGCTGGTGCTGCAGCGACTGCGATTGCTCCTTATGTGGTTGTGATTGCCGCACTGACAGCCGGCGCCGTTGCATTAGCAAAGGCACAGAAAAAGACAGCGGAAAAATCTGCCGAGACGATAGATTCCAATCTAAAAGCCACAGATTCTTATGAAGAATATGTTGAGCAGGTAAAAGAAACTGCAGAAGCCGAAGGTTGGATGATAGATCAGCACGGGAACCTTTTGAATCAGCATGGATACATGTTGAAAAGCAATTACTTGTTGACCGAGTCGCAATGGAAGGTCAACGAGTCGATGCGAGAGATGAAGTACCCTGTCGAAATGGCGGCACTTGATGCAGGCTATTATGCAGATCAGGCGGCAAGGGCGGGAAAATCAACAGGCGATCTGGCTATGGAAGCAGAAGAAGCAGCAGAGGCGATGCAGGCATTTGACGATGCATTGAGCATCGACTCAAACTTCAAATCTATCGTGAGCATGGCTCAGAAGTATGATGACACGCTGGGAGAGATTGCGGATAAACAAGAGCGTGTAACTGAATTGATGGCGATCAAAGACAGCGGGGGATATCTGGACGGCGTTTATGTATCGGCCAGTGAAGCAAAAGAAGAAATCGCCCTGCTAAATGGAGAAATCGACACGCTGCAACAATCGATGACGGAAATGGCCAACCAGATGATATTGGATATGTATCAGGCAACATTGGCGATTGATGGCTTTACGGATGCTGAGATACAGGCTTATTTTGATATGGCCGCCGAGATGGGGATCATCTCTGCTGAAGCATCCCAGCTAGCAATGGACAATTATTATGCTGCCAAGAATGAAATCGAAGGAAACCCGGTTGATTTGACTATGGATGACAGCAAACTGGATGAAGTAATCAGGAAATTTGGTAATATTCCAAGAGAGATAAGAACAAATGTGATTACAAATTATTCGAGCACTGGAACACCACCAGCGGGGCATGGTGGTAATGCTCGTAATCCGGAGCAGAGAGCAGTTGGTGGTCCTGTTTGGTCAGATGAGATCTACCTGGTTGGTGAACAAGGACCGGAGTTGTTCATTCCGAATGTTGCAGGATCCATTAATACCAATAATGAGCTGATGCGAGGCTTGCGGGGAGATATTGCGAGTGTAAGATCGTCTGAGATAGATGCAGCGCTTCTGGCGGCATTATCAAGACTTCCAACGGCTCAAGACATTGCACGTGCTGTCAGAGATAATTTGATGCTGTTGACGGGATAAACTATGTATTTTGATGCAATCCGATATGAGTATAGATCGTCCACCAGTGGATGGATTGATGTTTCTGAATATGTCATCGGCACAGATAAGGTACAAATGGGGATCAATGGCTGGGGTCCACTGGATCGGGTGGCTGGTACGGGTTCCTTTACCTTCTCTTTGCGGAATGTCAATAATATGCTCACTCCCGGTCACCCAAATTGTTTGAATGGCTTTGACGTAGGCATCGAAGTAAGACTTATGATTAAACTCAATGTTGAGGAGTACATACGCTTTTATGGGCGGGTACCAGAGGGCGGCATTACACTAGATATTTCATCCTGGCACGCGCTCACAACTGTAACCGCAGTTGATTATATGGAGCAGCTTGCAATCCATGAACTTGAACTCCCAGAGTTTGCGGAGAACAAGCGGATAGATGAAATTGTTCCTTTGATCATTGCGAACATGCCGATTTCCCCAATTGGAACGGAGTACAATACCGGACAAGATATTTTCGCAACAGTATTTGATACAACGATGGTCCACACGCGCGCTCTACAGGAAATATCCAAAGTAGTTATCAGTGAAATGGGGTATGTGTATACTAAACTGAATAGAATTGCAAACGATATGTACTTATATTTAATAGGCGCAGGTGTAGAACTCGCTAACGGAATCTACGAATACACCCCAAGCATGCCGCCTTATTACAGAAAAAGTTTGTATGGGCTATCATCGGAGTGGGCAGAAGCAATTATTATAGAAGATCAACACGGGTCTGGGCTTTGGCTTATTAACCTTGTAAGTACGAGAGGTGATCAAGCCACCCTATATTACTCTTTAGAAACGGTAGCTGTAGCCCCATCGCCAATAGATGTGACCGAATGGATAAGCGTGGAATCGGCGTACGACCCACCGCCAAATGAAATTATTTATGCACTAATGGAGCGTGAGGTATTGGTTGTTGAGGGTCGACGAACTAGATTCGGCAAGGAATTATCGGCAGGTAATGCTGTATTTGAAGATTGTTTCCAAGACATTAATCTCTCTTATGGGAACAACTATTACAACCACATAAAAACAACAGCTTATCCGCGTCGCGTAGATTCAGCCGCTACAACGGTATTGTTTACACTTGAAAAACCGATTGCGGTTGCAGCAGGGGAAACAGAAACGATCAAAGGCAGCTTTAGAGATCCTGATCAGGAAGCCGTGAGTGTGGCTGGTATTGCTATGGTGACGCCAGTGGCATCCACGGATTATCTATTCAATGCGGCAGAGGATGGCAGCGGAACGGATTTAACTGCTAATCTCATTGTGACAGCAACTTACGGCGTGAATGGTGTAAAATATGAACTCGTAAATACCGGTGCGGTGCTGGGTTATGTGATCCATTTGCAAGCCAGAGGAAAAGGCGTTTATACCTATCACCCGGTCGAATATGAAGAAAAATATGATGCGGGAATCGCGCTTGAAGGTAAACGTACTTTGAATCTCAATCTTTCTTACCAGAACAACGCCCTTGTCGCTAAAGATTTTGCTGGTGCATTTTTAGATCTATTCGCCAGCAAACGTCTTTCTGTCGAAAGTGTCACAATGATTGCAAACAAAAGCGAATATCTGATGGAAGCATTTTTAACCCGTCAGGTAGGCGATAAGATTGAAATTATCATATCTAGTGCAAATATTGACGGATATTATTTTATCCACTCAATCAACTGGACAATTACTCCCTCTGGCATTATTACTTTTACATATGGATTATCATCGGCGTCCCTGGCACCAAGTGAATCTTACTGGGAGATTGGCGAAGTAGGCTATTCTGAAATTGGCGAAACAACAGTGATGGGATTCTAGTTATGCAAACTGAAAAAATATTTGATGGCATGGATTATGCCAGACGAGAAAACTGCAAAACAATCCGGCATCGGATTCTAAAGATTGTCGAAAAGTCTGGTTTGAAGTTTATAGACCAGAAAGCGAAGGGGGGGCCGGTGAAAGCTGAGATCAATGCCGGACGTTGGATTGCTAAGTGCCCGGATTGTGCCGGCGCTGAAGCAGTCAGTTCAATCGATCCAATTTTTTATTGCTTTAGCTGTGGCAACGAGAAGGTCGGCGGACGCTGGCGTGAGGTTGTATTTCCTGAGAACAAAGCAAATATTGAAGCCGCTTTATTGAAACGAAATGTGAAATACTGCTCAGGACGGGACGAAATATCCAGGGCATTGACGGCAAAGCCTGATCCGCTACCAAGGGCATGGACCCCACAAGAGTCAGTTAGAGATCTACTTGAACAAAATGAAAAGGCAGGTGTGTAATGGCTTATACGGCAATACCAACATATACTACTGGAGACCTGATCACCGCCGCACACGGAAATACATACTGGCGAGATAACATCAGCTACCTTTATGATAAATCAATCGGCAAAGGGACAATCTATCTGCAGGTGATAGATGATGATGTGTCCGTCGTTATTGGTGACGGCGCCATGTATTTTTTTATTCCCGATTCGCTGGATGGGTATGACATCAAGAGCATTGACATCGCCGTGGTGACGCCGAGCACGAGCGGCAAGCCAACGGTACAGGTTTATTCGAGCTATCACAGTGCGGATATCCTGACAACCAAGGTGACGATCGATGAAAGCGAAAACACATCCTTCACGGCGGCGGTTGCGGCTGTGATCAACACGGCAAGGGACGATCTGCATGTTGGGTCCTACCTGCGAATTGATGTGGACGTAGCCGGTACAGGAACCAAGGGGCTGGTTGTGATCATCGAAGCGGAAGAGGTGTAATGTCTTACCAGGTCACACTAACGCCAAGTAAAGACGCCTGGGTGAATTCGGGTGCACCGACCACTAATTACGGGACATCCTCACTGCTATCCCTGGGTTATTCGGGCAGGCAGTTATTTCTTGATTTTGATTTCAACAGCGTCGCTGGAAAGAAGATCACTGCTGCTACATTGAGGTTTTACGTGACGCCCACGGTCGCAACTGTCAAGCCCGAGATCTACCGTGCGGATGCTGACTGGGACGAGAGCACGATCACCTGGAATAATAAGCCAGGGTACACGGGAACGAAGATCGGGGAAACCACAGCCTGGAGCTCGGAGGGGTGGAAGTCAGCGACATTGACCGTTGCACAACTGATACTGGCAATCAACGCTGGGTTTGGTTTTGCCTGCATCCCTGTTGGATCGGGGATCGCCAACGCCTGGTCAAGGGAAGGGACATCACCCCCGGAGCTGATACTGACACTTGAATCGAGCCAAAAAGCTGTTTGCATTGTAAAACACACGTGATCCACAATCCAACAATCGGGGAAAACCATGAACCTTGATCCTTTCGACATGCAAGTTCTGGCAGCCAGCGGTAATGCTCATGACTTGA